GAAGCAGCGGTCAGGAACTGCTGCTACTACGGGCAGATTGCCATTCAGGATCAGGGTGTAGCTCAGGGGCCGAACGGGATGTGGTACGCCTGTATCCGAGGTAGGTGATGGACGAAAACCTGTATCCCGAGCTTCCCTCAGAGGGCTCCGATGGTGGCCCGTTTGAGGCCCCGCCGCAGGACATTATCCCGCAAAAGAGGATGGAGGATGCCCTTAGGGCTATCTCTACCTCTTGGCTGTCGAAGCTCAAGCAGGCCCAGAAGCACAAGAAGCCGTTCTCCGATGACTCCAAAGAGTGCATGAACTTCTTTGACGGTCACGGGGACTGGTTCTGGAAGTCTGACGGCAAGAGCGACAAGAGCTATTCCAAGCTGGCACCGCCCAGCTTCAGGATGTGCATCAACAAGGCTTTTGAGGCTGTAAAGCTCTTTGGGTCAGTCATTTACCACCGCAACCCGGTAAGGACTGTCACCCCAAGGACGTTCCCGGCGATCCCGCCACAGGCCATGGGCATCGACCCCAGCCAGCCGCCACAGATCGATCCGATGACCGGGCAGCCCATGCCCGATCCCATGCTCCAGCAGTACATGCAGGCCTCAAGTCAGATAGACATGATGGAGGAGCAGAGGCGAACGGTAGCCCAGCTTGTAGAGACCTACCTGAATTACACGCCCGTGGAGTTGAACCTCAAGGAACACTCCAGAAAGGCTGTTGACGAGGCCATTATCAAGGGCATGGGGGTGTGGTGGACCGAATTGGTCGAACTCCCAGCCACAGAAGACGGCCAGACCTTCGGGATCATCGGCTCGTTCTATGACTCCTGTGACAATCTCTTGATGGACCCGGACGCAGACGAGCAGGAGGACATCCTGTGGTGTGCCCGGCGGTGCGTTCACCCGATTGACGAAGTGGCGGCCCAGTATGGCCTGAGCAAAGAGGACCTAAAGGGTCATCTAGAGAGCTTCGTGGCCCGATCCCAAGAAGAAGACCGGGACTACAAGACCAAGAAGCAGAACGGCAAAACCAACGACCTGTGCGTTTACTGGAAGATTTGGTCTAAGACCGGATTCGGCCACACGCTCAAGGGATTCCCCAAAGAGTTTGCCGGGATGTTCGATGCCCTTGGTCAGAACTGCTATGTGGTTGTGGCAGAAGGCGTAGATTTCCCTTTGAATTGCCCCAAGGAAATAGCCCTTGAGCAGCCAGACGAGACGGGCCTTCCAAACAGCCTTTTCACCAAGAGCCGCTGGCCCATTCCCTACTACGCGGACATCAATGGCTGGCCTTTCACTCCGCTTCAGTTCCACAGAAAGCCGGGGTACATCTGGCCCATCTCCCATCTGAAGCCGGGTCTGAGTGAGCTTAAGTTCCTGAACTGGGCCATGTCCTTCTTGGCGGGCCGCATCATGGTGTCCTGCAAGACCATGGTGGGCGTGGCCAAGGCTGCCGGGGATGACATTAAAGACCAGATTCTCAAGCACGAAGAGTCTGGGTTTTCCCTTGTGGAACTCTCTGAAACGCTCGGACGGTCAGTCAACGACATTGTTTCAGTGTTTCAGATGCCCAACGTCTCGCAGGACGTATGGACCATTTTGCAAGCCGTCTCTGAGATGTTCGACAAAAGGGTCGGACTTACAGAGTTGGTCTATGGAATGACTCGCAACCAGTTTAGGTCAGCCGCAGAGGCACAGGTCAAGTCTGAGCAGATTTCAGTAAGGCCGGATGACATGGCCAATGTACTGGAAGACGCTATGTCCACCTTGTCTAGGAAAGAGGCCTTGGCTGCCCGTTGGCTCCTCCAGCCCCAAGACGTTGCCCCTATCCTTGGACCGCTTGGGGCTCAGGTGTGGAGCGGGATCATCCAGCAGATCGACGTTCACGGTCTTGCCCGGGAGTTTGACTACAGGATCGAGGCCGGTTCTGCCCGCAAGCCGAACAAGGCGGGCAGAGTCGAGCAGATGAACTTGGCCATGCAGAATCTTGGGCCACTTCTCCAAGGCCTCCTCCCCATGGGCCAAGTGGGCCCCATGAATGCCCTCCTGTCGGATTGGTGCAAGTCGCTCGACCTTGACCCCAAGCCGTACATGATCCCCGAGCCGCCCCCGCCGCCGCCTCCCGGCCCGCCACCCGGACCTCCAGCCGGTGAGAGCGGGGCTTCGCCCGAAGAGAGCGGCGGCGGGGCTCCCCCTCCTGAGCCACAGCAAATGCCACCGGAGTTTCAGTAATGCACGGAAACAGCGTAGACCCGGAACTGCGGTTTCCTTGCACGTTGGATTGGTGTCAGCACGGCCACTATCAGCGACATTTCCGCTGGAAGAAGTTGGAGGACTACATGAACAAACAATTCATGCCAATTGAAATCCTAAATGCCCCTGCCCACGTTCAGCAGCACTACATCAAGGTGCTTGCTATGGGCTATGGAGAGAGGTGGGCCACGATGGTGGCATTGCAGCAGCCCCCGGGCACCAAGGGCACCGACCGCGCCTTTCAAGAGGGCCGCCTTGCTGGCAACCAGTGGGACGAACTGCCTCCCCGTCAGGCCAAGAAGATGATCCGAGAGGCCAAGGCGGCAGGCATCAACATCTCTGGAAAGCAATATGTAAGCGGGTTGGCCAACAAGCTTGGGCATTGCGACCCTATGGCTTGGGTGTCTGATCTGTCTGATGTGAAGAGGGTTGCCAAGGCTAGGAACCTCAACGTCACGGGCATGGTCAACATGGAGGCCACCGAGCTTCCCGTCATCAGGCACGACCTGAACCCGCGAATCGCCAAGGAGCTTGCCAAGAAAGAGATCGCCAAAAACCCCAAGCTTTCTATGGCCGCTGCCCTTGAGAAGGTCAAAGAAAAGCACGCCCCCCGCTGGAAGAAGCCTGCACGCTGACGCCCCTGCCCGTACATAAAAGAGGTAGGAGCGTCCCATGTCTCTTCCAGCCATCCCCTGCCACTCGCCCTCGACTTTCTCCAACTGCGCCTCCGATGAGCGGGGCTACTGGAAAATCCGGGTACGGCAAGACACCGCAGAAAACTGGGCCAAGAACGACCCTGTTCTTGCCTCTGGTGAGTTTGGCTATGTGATTGGCTCTGCCAATCCGGGCCAGCTTCTGAAGATTGGCGACGGCACCCTGCGGTGGAGCCAGCTTCCTTGGCTCATGGCCACGGGTAACTCCGGGCCCCCGGGTCCAGTCGGCCCTCCCGGCGGGAACATGGCCCTGACCATTCAGGCCAACGAGCCAGCCGTTGCCCCTCTGGGTGACCTGTGGCTCCAGCCTGTTTCAGCCAGTTCAGCCAACCTGTTCATCTCCAACGGGTTTGACTGGATTTCGGCAGGCTCTGCGGGCGGTGCAGCGGGCACCATCGACACCACGGCATTCAGCTATGGCAACCCACCGTACACGGGCGGTGCCACATACATTCCGCCCAACTCCATTGCCGCCAATCCCAGCCCGGCGTACCCGCTTCAGGAGTACATCAACAGGCTGGAAGCTGCCCTGCGGAGCGGCCAGATCGCCAACTCAGGAAGCAGCACTGCCCTGTGGAGGCTGACGGTTGGCTCAAGCGTCACCATCGGTGGCCTTCTCAGCGTGGCTGGTGGCATCCGATACGGTGGAACCCTTGGGCCGATCACCAGAGCGGACGAGGAGCCCGAGTACACAGGCGGCTTTGAGCTTCCCCCTCCGACCCAAGACGGCTACCTCCGGGCCGATGCCGACGATAACAACTGGTACTTCCACGATCCGGTCATTGTCTCGGACACCCAGCCGCCGGAACCCCCGGTAGTTGGAACTCTCTGGGTCTATCCCGATGGTACGGCCCCTTCCGAGAACTTCAGCTTTGTCAACCCTCCGGTCTACGCCGACGCCCCCATAGTCGAGCAACCCAACGGGCTCTCCATTGGCCTGTCTCCAGACGGTCAGGAAATCCACCAGCCCTACATGGTTGGCGGTGTGAAAGTCCTCGTTGGCGGGAAGGCATACCTCCTGCCGCTTCTGGAAGCCCCGGCATTTGCCCCCGGGTCAGAGCCCACTCCCCTGTTCACCTACGACGATGACCCGATCACCCAGCAACTGAACGGCACCATCATCGGCATGAACGCTGATGGCACAGAGATCACCCAGCCCTACATGGTGGGTGGCATTGCCGTCATCGTCCAAGGCAAGCGTTATTTGTTGCCGGTTATTGAAGAATAAGGTAACGCTCAGTCCATGGTCATCGACATCAAAAAACTGCGACTGCAACAGAGGAACGCTCGTCCCGAGAACAGGGAGCGAAGGCGACTGTACTCACTGGCTAATAAAGAAAAGCACGCTGCGTACTCAAAGAAATGGCGGGAAGCCAACCCTGAACTGCGGAGAGCCTCCAAGCGCAGGTGGGAAAAGGCCAACCCAGAAAAACACGCCGAGTCCACCCGCCGCCAACACCGCGAATACATGAAGAAACGCAAGGCACAAGACCTAGACTTTCGGATTTGCGTCCAGTTGCGGGATAGGACAAGTCAAGCCATCAAGAACGAATCCAAAGCTGGCTCTGCCGTCCGAGATTTGGGCATGAGCAGTGCCGACTTCAAGCTACACATTGCGTCCCAGTTCAGCCCCGGAATGGAATGGGAAACGTGGGGCAGTTCCTTTGAGCTTGACCACATTTACCCCCTCGCTGGTGCCGACCTGAACGACCGTTGCCAATTCAAGGCCGTAGCCAACTGGCGTAACTACCAGCCCCTGACCCCCGAAGACAACAGCACGAAGGGCGACTCCATCACTGACGCTGCCCGTGAGCGGTTTGAGGTTCTCGCCAACTTTTTGGAGGTGATGTAATGCCCGCCCCAGCCCGTCCCGCCCCCATCAAGGTCATTGCTGACTCGACCCGCTTCGCAAACGGGATCGTGGGTGTCTACACGGACGCTGAAGTCGATGCTCTGCTTGCAAATCTGCCAGCAGGAGTTGGCGAACCCGCCATCACTGTCCACGCTGGGTCGCCCCCTGTGCCGCTCTCCGGTGACCCAACCCCGCAAGAGCTAGAAGACTCTTTTGCGGCCCTGTCCAATGGATTGCATTACTACCCAGACGGCGGGGCTCTTATTGCTGTCTTGCGTGGAGAATATCAGACAACCATTACGATCACTGGTGCCGTCAAGTCGGTTGCCCAGATCGTCAAGTCTTCGGCGGGCCTGCCCACTCCCGACAACCCGTCAATGGTTGTCACGCAGATGGCTGACGGGAAGTGGTTTAGGGTCAAGGGCGACAGGCGGGATCAGCCGTTTGGCGACCCGGAGATAGTTGACATCTTCAAGTTGGTCAGTGGCGGTGACCTGACGGCTCTGAATGCCTACTACACGGGGCTGGAGGTCGAGGCCCTACTGGCTCCGATCAAGAATGACATCGCAGCCTTGGCATCCAACCAAGGCCAACAGCCACAGCCGGTAGACCTTGACCTTATCAACAGCCAGTTGCAGAGCCTCGCCACCATCACCCAAGACGTGATGGACAAGGTGGACGCCAAGGCCGACAAGACCACGGTGGCAACTCTTAGCACCACCCTGATGAACTCCATCATGGAGGTGAAGGATGACGTTTACACCAAGTCCGAAGTCGATGACAAGCTGGAAGCCGACAAGGACTTCTCCATTGCCAACGACAACGTGCTTCTGGGTCAGATCACCTCCCTCCAAGAGATCGTGTCCAATCTGGGCACTGACATCGGAACTGGCCAGATCGACGTTCTGGATGCCATTCGGGACGTTGAGATTGAACCCTCAATGGTGTCGCTCACAGGGGATGCAAACTCCCCGATTGCGTGGAAGGGTGGCCTGTCCCTGACTCCGGTCAAAGAAGGTGACCACTGGCGGCTGAATTGGAATGACGGCAAGGCCATCCACACCCTTGTTCATGGCGACGAGTTCACTTCAGCCAATATCGTCGCCGCACTGGCTAGCCAAGACGTTTCGGTGGCGAACCTCCAGACCGGGGGGCTTGAACTCAGCGAACTGTTTATGGGTGCTGCCGGTGACCGGCTCATCACTCAGGTGGCTGGTGGCTCCGAGAACACGGTTGCCTACCTGTCTGACCTATCTGGCTATGCCCCGATCTCCACGACCACGCTCATCACAACCCAGATTCAGGCACTGTTCGACAGCATCTACACCCGGGCAGAGAGCGATGATCGGTATGCGGCCAAGTCGGACAACAGCCAGAACCTTTTTGCCAAGACCATTGTGGCCCAAGCGGTTGGCTTTGGTGACTCAGCCCTAACCCCAGCCGCCCTGACCTATACCGATACCGGAGAAGGCTTTGGCCCACGGCTGGTGTTCGCGGT